TCGCGATGCCGCGGCGGTTGAAGTTCGCGAAGTTGGCGTACATCTTGATGCGCCAGATCACCTCGTCTCGCGCCTCGACCGAGCCGACCGGCTCCACGATGATCCCGCCCGGAACGCTGGCCGGGTGGATCGCCGAGATGCCCACCTTCTGCGTGCCATCGTCGAAGACGCCGGCCCAGACCGAGGTCAGGGCACCGCCCGTCAGCGCCGCGCCGTTCGCCGTCTCCACGACCGAGAGGAACTCGTTCTTGAAGATCGGGATGCCGCTGTAGGCGATGATCCTCTCTCCGGTCGGGAGCGTGTAGACGTCGTCCGCGGTGATGCCTCCGAGCGCTCGGACCAGCACCTTGTACGCGCGCAGAGTCCGGCTCGGCATCATGATCCAGTCGACCTTGCCGTCCTTCGCCTTCACGAGATCGAGGAGCTCGTCGAGCAGCGCGAACGAGAGCGCCTGCCCGGCCGATGCCGTGGTGAACTGCGACGAGTCGGCGAGCGAGTGGAGGCTGTTCATCTGCGGCGTCGTGCCCGTACCCGTCGCGATGCCGGTCTGGAAGAGCCTCCCCACGCTCTTGCTCTTGCTGCTGATCTCGACCGCGATCTGGTCGACACCCGCAGAGGTGGACTGCGCCTGGACCAGACCGTCCATCTCGGCATCGCCGATCAGCTTGGTCGCGCTGAACGGCACCTGCGTGAAGGTCGCCGCGGCCTTCGCGGTGATCGTGCCACCGACGGCCAGGACCTGAGCGTCGCCGAGCGCGTTCTCGCGGTTCACGAGCAGCGCCTGCCCCTCGTAGCCCGTGAAGGGCAGCAGGGAGTAGAGCGGGTTGATGTCGATGATGTCCTGCGCCACGCCGCGCACGATCTCGTTGCGGATCAGCTTGGCCGCTTCCGCGAGGGTCTGGGTCGCCATGTTCGAGTCTCTCCGTGGAGTGTTGGGGTCTCACGCTACGGAGGCACCCTGCCCCGAGCGTTCTACTTTTCGAGCTGTCCCGAAGCGAGCTTCTCGAGGCCCTTCTTGATCAGGCCGACCGACGTCGTCGGCTCCGAGCCGTCGCCGCCGCTCCCGGGCTTGCCGCCGCCGCTCCCAGCGCCGCTGGTTCCCTTCACGGCCGGCAGGAAGAACGACCCTGACCCGGTCTTGACGAACTTCGCCAAGCCGTCGTCGAGGTTGTCCCAGATCGCCTCGCCGGACTTGTCCTTGCCGAGCGCGATCTCGTAGCCGGTCTTGCCCTCGTTCAGCCGCACGGACCGGTTGTGGTCGAGGTGGTCGAGCAGGAACGAGAGCTTGTCGGGATCGACGCCCACCTCCTTCGAGAGCGCGCGCGTGCGCACCGCATCGATCAGGGCGCGATGCGTCGTCGCCTGCTCGAGCTTCTCTCGCTCGGCTCGCTCCGTCTCGCGCTCCTTCTGCGCAGACTCGAGCTTCTTCGCGAGATCGCGCATCTCGGTCTGGAGCTTCTTCACCTCCGGCGAGTCCGCCGGCGGCTTCTTCTTGTCATCGAGCGGCGGATCGTCGTCGTCCCTGTCGCGGTCCTGCATCGATGCGGCAAGGTCCGCGAGAGTCTTCTTCAGCTCCTCACGGTCCTTCGCCTGCCGCTTGTCGTACTTGTTGAGTACCGTATTGATTCGACTCTCCGTCTCCTCGCCGAAGAACTGCGCAACGGTCTTGCCTTCGGGCACGCCGAAGGACTTGGCAATCAGCGCGTCGATCTCCTGGCGATCCTTGTCGTCGAGCGGGGGCATCGTCTCGTCTCCTCCCTGCTGCGGGCCGAAGCCCGGGCGCAGGCGCCCTTCCCCGGGTCGTGCCGGGCCACGTTGCGATAGGTCTCCCCGGTGCCCGCGGTGCTCGAGCGCCGCGCGCTTCAGGCCACCCGGGCGGCGGCCGCTTGCTGGAGTGGATTACTCCTCATCGGCGGGTAGATCGGCCTCCGGATCGTCCTCCGGATCATCCTCCGCCGGAGGCTCCTCCTTCGCCGGAGCCGCATCGATCTCCTGGTCCATCTGCTCGTAGACTTCCGTCGGCTCGCCCGGCTGCACACGCCGCACGAGGCGCTTCTCGTAGCGCTTCCAGAAGGTCGGCGAGTGGATCTCGACCTGGCGGAGCTGGATCGCCTCCTCGAGCGCTTGCTGCACGTCGGCGATGTCGTGCTGCTCGAGGCCGATTGCCTCCCAAGCGTAGTCCTCGCCGCGCCCGACCGAGACGAGATCGAGCAGCTCGCAAGCCGACTTCTTCACATCGTCGGCGTAACAATCGGCGATCAGACGCTTCGCAACCGAGTCGCGGACCTTGCTCGCCGCACTCTGGATCTGCTTCGAGGCTTCCGGACCGAGCGCCGACGCCGCCTGGTGGACCACGGTTGCGATCTCGTGGCCCATCGCTTCGAGCCGTGTCGCGAGGTGCTGCAAGCTCCCACCCGAAGGCTCGAGGTACTCCCACGAGTCGTCCTTGCCGCCCTCCAGAAAGACAGTGGCACCCCGGGCCCGGTTGAGATTCGGGTCGGTCTCACGCAGCTCCGAGACGCTCGACTCGCCCGTGTGTACCGGCTGCGGATAGCAACAGAGTTCCTCGTACCAGTGCAGGCCGTTGCGCTTGCGCGTCTCGGCAACCGCCATCGAGCCCAAGCGATCCATCAACCAGACGTCGTCGCCGAGCACGAGGCGCACGACCGGGACGCGCTGTGCGTCCGCCCAGCGGTGCCGCTCCTCGCTCTGGAGTGTCACCTGGTCGCCCGGATTCGGATTCTTCCCGTGCTCGACCTCAAGCTCATAGACACGAATGCTCTCGCGGTCGATCAGCTCCCAGCGCAGGAGATCGCGGCGATCCTGATCCTCGCGGAGCGGATCGCGATCGACGATCCGGTGCGCGAGCTTCACCCAGAGCAGGCTCCCGGCCGCGTCCTGCTTGAAATCGAGGATCGCGTCGGCGTGGATCTCCTCGATCCGCGCTCGGAGCCCTCCCGCCGCCTCCTGGTCCGCCCGGCTCGTGCCCGTGCCCGTGCCCGTGCTAAGGACCACGTCCGGGAAGAGCACCCGCAAGTAGTGGTCCTGGTGGACCTGTGCCCGGAGCACGCCGCGGTAGAGCAGATCGACGAGCTTGATTCGGGGATTTCCGCCGAGCGGATCCGCGAAGAACTCCGCATAGAACGGCGGCAGCGACGGCCGTGCTTGCCCTTCCCCATCGCCCGGCCGCGGCCGCGGCAGCACTTCGAGATCACCCTGAAAAACCATCGCTGCGAGCTCGTCCAGGATCTGCGCCACTCGCGGCAGGTAATGAAACTGCTCGAGCCGCAGCGCATACCAGCCGACCTGCTCGGCGGGTCGCTTGGGCAGGATCTGACGCTTGACCGCGTCGACCACATGTCCACCGCGATAGAGCGCCTCGTACAGATCGCGCTCCGCCTTGCGGTAGCTCGCGCGCTTTCGATCGAGAGTCTGGACCGTCGGCACCGCGCCCCCTCCCCCCGCTCAATCGAGGTTCACGAGCGCGAGGTGGGCCCCCTTGCGCGTCGCGGCGCGCCACGCGCCTTCGGTCGCGTCCGGGCCGTCGTCGTGATCGCCCGTCGGGTGGTCACGGTGTTGATTCACGTATTCCATCGGGAGCGCCGCGTTCCAGCTCAACCAGCCGTTCGTGTAGGCCGGCTCAAGCGACGCGATACGCGCATCCTTGCGGATCGACTGCCGATCGAGTGTGCGGATCGGTACCTGCCAGAAGAGCTGCGCGGCCTGCCGCTCTTTGCGCACGCGGCGATAGTCGGCGCCGAGCAGTCCGAGCGTGTCGTTCTCGACAATCAGGTCGTAGTGCCACCGCTCGGCCATCTCGAAGGCCGCGGTGATTTGCTCGCTCACGGGCTTGCGCTCGAGCCAGGCCGCGACGACGTGGCCGAAGCGTCCGCCGGTTTCCAGCTCCTCGATGCCTACGACCACGATCGCCGCGAAGTCGCCGAGGCGCGTCTTCTTCCGCCTCCCGCTCGCCGTCGGGTCCGCCTTCGCGGGGTCGTGGAACGCCACGAAGCGCAGCGACGCGAGCTTGACCTTGCGCGGCTCGGCGCCGTGGCGTGGCACGTAGAGCGCGTCGCCCTCGATCCGATGCCGGACGATCCGATCGACATCGAAGGTTGCGAGTGTCGGGTCGCGTGGGACGAGCAACTTTTCTTTCCAGAAAGCCGCCTCGCCGTTGGTCCAGCGCGAGAGCATGAGGCGCAAAAGCGGCTCGCGCTCGGGCCAGAGCACGTCCGCGCCCTCATCCATCGCCCGGCGGTGCGCCTGGTAGAAGCGCGTCGCGACCGTATCGGCCGCTACCCGCGCGGGTGCGTCCTGCTCGTCCTCCGTCTCCGGCGCACCTGCCGCCGCCCAGAGCTCTCGGCAGCGCTCCCAGAGATCCATCCGCTTCGGCCAGGATCGGACCGCGGGGAATGTCTGGAAATCCCAGGCCGGATTCTGTCGCAGGCTCGGGAGCAATGCCTCGCGGTGCAGCGGCGTGCCCGTCATCTGGAAGCAGGTCGAGCCGTCGATCGAGGCCGCGCCCTCGATGTCCTCGGCGAAGCGGCGCCGATCTCGCTCGCGCAACTCCGGGTTGAGCACGTCCTGCGAATCCTCGGCATCGTCGAGCACGATCTTGGTGGGCCGTGCGTTGGTCCGCGGATGAAGCAGTCCGCGGATTTGCGACTCCATCGATTTCGCGAGCACGATCACGCCGTTCGTGGTCAGGAGCTCGCCCTGCGAGCGCCGCCAGATGTCATCGCCAACCAGGTCGCCGAAGTAGTGGCGCAGGCGCGTGTTGTTCTCGAGCTCGATCGCCAACTCGAAGACGCGCGCCCGCGCCAGATTCGCCGACTCGGCCAGGATCACGACGTAACGCTCGAGCTCGTAGACGATGTCGTGCGTGAGCTCGACCCGCAGGCAGATGGTCGTCTTGCCGTTGCCGCGCGGGCCCATGCGCGCGCGACGCCAGCCCTGGCCGGGGCCCCGCTCCCGGTAGCCGAGCTTCGGCGCATCCAGCGCCGACAAATGGAAGGGACTGAACGGGATCGGCTTCCCGGTGCGCTCGTCCGCAAGCCGCTCGTGGAAAAAGTATCGGGCGAAGAGCCGGCGATCAGTCTGGCAGCGCGCGCGCAGCACCCGCTCGCCGGCGGCCGGGCTCGTCTCCCTCAGCCTCGTCCAGAGCCGCGCGAACTGCGGCCGCGTCAGCTTCGCAATCCGCGCTGCCTCCGGCGGAGGCAGCTCCGTTACCGGCATCGTCCTTGAGCCGTGTCTGGAGGTTCAGGAAGCTTCGGCGGAGCGTGAGATCCGGGCTCGCGCCCTCGCCGAAGACGAGCGCGGGAGCGTCGATCCCCTCAGCCGGGGCCACAGCGCGACGGAGGCCCGCGAGGATGCGGCCGTTGATCCAGAGCGCCTCCCGGTGCTGCCGGCGCTGCTCCTCCGCGAGATCGAGATCCTCGGCGGCTCCGCGTACCAGACGGTCGCCGATCTCGGCCGCCATGCGATCCGAGAGCTTCTCCACAGCACGTTGCGCCGCAACCGTGCCGAGTTCGACGTGCGCCCAGCGGTCGCGCCGCGCGTGGTCGCAGACCGTATGCGCCTTGCAGCCAAGCCGGCGCCCGATCTCGCGTTTGCTGAGGCGCTCGACTTCGTAGAGCCGGCGGGCCTCGAGCCAATCAATGCGCGCGGGCTTGCGCCGCGCCTTCGAAGGCTTCTTTTCCATTCCACCGGGTTGGTCCCGCACCCGGCATGGTCGAGGCGATCCCGAGCGTACCGGCGCGTTCGGGCCTCAGCCCGGTGGATGACGGGGACCGGCCCCCGGAAGCGAGACGCCCCGGAGCGAGTGGCCCCGGGGCGTCTGTGGTGACAGGAGGGTTGGCGACACGAAGGTCAGCCTATACTTCTATGGCGGATTCTGAGGGTTTGCGCAAGGCGATTGGCAAGAGGTCACGGAACTTTGACGGACGCGAAGGACGCGATAGGACAGATAGCGCTACGCGCACCCCGCCGCGTTCCACGTGAAACGCGAACATTCTGTCCTTTCTGTCCGTTCGAATCCATCAATCCGCCTAGCTGTCCGTTATGTCCTTGCTGTCCTCTTGCCCCGCGGCTTGCGCTCGACGCCGGTTGCGACGACGCGATCGACCTCGCGCTCGCGGATCTGCCAGCCGTTGGCATAGCGCGCGTCGATCTTGCGGAGGCGGCACCAGCGCCGCACCGTGCGCAGCGTGACCTCGAGTCCCTCCGCGGCGAGTCGCTGTCGAAAGACGTGCGGGGCGATGAACCCCGCGACCCTCGCGACTGTTCCCCCCATCGTCACCCCCGTCGTCAAGCCGCAGCCTCGCGCCCGCTGGCAAGCAGGTCAAGCCACTCGAGCCGCTCCTCGACCTCCCGCCGCACGCGCTTCAGGTTCTCGCCGAGCTCGCGATCGTCCCAGGCGCGCCACGGGCCGAAGGGCAAGCACTCGCGGAGGCGAGGCAGGAGAGCCTCGCGCCGAGGCGTCAGCACGCGCGCTGCGAGTAGCCGCTCGTCATCGAGCCGGAGCACCATGAACACGCGCCCGAGGTCCGCGAGCCGATCGCGCGCGGGCTCGGTATTCGCATCCCGCTCGCGCCCGGCGGCATGCAGCACCTGGACGCGCTCGATCTGGCGCGGCGCGCCGCACTCCTTGCACAGCATCTTTCCGTCCTGCCAGCACCAGCGCTGGCTCGGCCGCCAGCGGCGGTAGGCTTTGCACTTGCGCTGCCAGCAGCGGCTCAGGTAGCGATCGACATCGTCGTAGAGGCGGCGACCGGGCGCGCCATCGGTTGCTTGGAGCAGGCCGAGGTAGCAGGCCATGGCGTGGTCGGCGGATCGGTAGCGCATTGTCACTCACCATCTCGGTAGTCTTCGATTATCGGTGCCTTGCCACGCCATGCCTGCCGTGCCTCGCCTCGCCCACCGCCATGAAGGCCGAGAACGGCGGGCAGCGGTGCAGCAGGACCGGTGCCGTCACAGCTCCTCCACCACGATCACGAGTGACCCGGCGCCGCGTGGCGCCCGCTCCCAGCGGTAGACGCGCTCGCACTGCGAGGGGCGGTCGTCCTCGATGACGCGCGCTCGCGGGCCGCGCCCCACCGCGCAGAGCGCGTCGAGCGCCGCCTTGAACGGCACCACGAGCCCCTCGTGGTCCGGCTCGACCGAGCTGCGGCGGATCATCGTCACGCGCGCATTGCGCAGCGGCTTGGGCGGCACCCTGCGGCCGACCAGCGCCACCACGAGCTCTTGCAGCCGACGTGCAGCGCGGGCCTGCACGTAGCGGTGACGGCGCAGCGCGGAGGTGTTGCCGCGGGGCAGGCCGGGTAGTTCGAGTTCGAGCCGGTAGGGCGGCGCCTCGCGCGCGCCCTGCGGGATACTGCTCACAGTCCCACCTCTCCTCTCACCCACCCCTGCTCGCCCGGCTTGCGCACACGCGGTGCCTCCACGTTCGTGAGCAGCGGCGACAGGACATGCTCCGTCTCGCGTGCACGCCTACGCTCGTGCCGCTCGCGGTGCTGGCCAGCCTTCGCAGCCACCTTCGCCTCCGTCTCAGCGCGCGCCGCCAGGTCGCAGGCGGGACACACCGGGTCGGACACGCGCAAGCCTTCGCAGCGCTGTACGATCACGCGCGTCGGCTCGTTGCAGCCGCGGCAGCGCACCGGATCGCGGAGTTCGTGGTGGGAGAGGCTCAATCGAACACCTCGGCCAGCGCGTCCTCGTCCGCGCCGCGCTTCGCCATCCGCTCGCGACCGCGCCGCAAGAACTTCATGCGCTTCGAGTCCTCGCCGCAGCCTTCCTGCCGTGCCACCTCGATCTGCCGGTCCCAAGCGGCAAGCCGCTGTCCGTGCGACAGCGTCAACTGCGGCGAGTCCGGCCTGGGCCTCTCGCCTCCGAGTGAGCGCAACAAGAGGTCGATGCGGTCTGAGATCTCGAACCGCACCTCGCCATACACGCGCCGGTCCTCACGCTCCTGCGCCATGACCCACTGCTCCGCAAAGGCGCGCGTCTGCGCCGCCGATGCACCTTGCACCGGCACGTACTCGCCCAGCACTTCGGGGAACTCAAAGAACTCGAGCCATACCGCATACTCGCTCGGCTCGGCTGCCATGCGGCGCCAGTCTCGATACCGAATGCGCTGCACGGCCACCGCTCTCACCTCCATCGGTGACACCGGATAGCGACGCTCTCCCGGAGCCCGCGTGGCCCGGGTGTTATTCGCTTGCGATTCATCGATCTCGGTGAGCTTGCGAGCCATCAGAACCCCTTGAGCGCCCAGCCGGCGCGGATCGCGTTGACCGTGGTCAAGACCCAATCGGCTTTACGCTTGTCACCCGAGTGCGACCAGTTGTAGACCGTGCGCCAGGCGTAGCTGAGCTGCGCTTCGTTGAGCTCATCGCGCGCCGTGAGGCGTTGCAGCCGCGACCAGTCGTCGTCCGAGAACTCGGCGGGCATGAGCGTCTTGGCGATCCGGTGGCCGTTGACCTTGCCCCCCGCGGGAGCGACACACACGGCCGGAGCCGGAGGCGACGGCGGCTCTTTATCTTTTTCCGGTTTCGGATTCGGTCCGGAGTCGGAGTCGGATACGGATACGGAGTCGGATACGGAAGGGGCAGCTCGCGGATTTTCGGCGGGCGACTCGCGGGCAACTCTCGGGGCATTCTGCGGGCGTTGCCACTCTTGATATTTCGAGAGGTTACGCCACTCGACCCAAGTGAAGCGCTCGCGAACATGGATCGTCAACTCGAAGCGTTCGCGCAGCTCCGCGAGACACTCGCGCGCCTCTTCGAGCGACTCCGAGAGCGTGATCGTGAGCAGATCGCCGGGCGGAATCGAGGCCTGCTGAGCGCGTTTCCCGGTCAGCCGATCCCGGGCCCGGCGGGCGTTGAACCAGCAGAGCAGTCCCAGGAAGGTGGACCGGGCGCGTCGAGTCAGATCTTCGCGGAGCATGGAGTCCGCTACCCGCGCCCAGTGCTTTCGCGGAGTCGCCAACCTCTCACCCCCACGCGCCCCCCGGCGCGTCCCCCCTTGAACCAACGGCGGTTCCCCGGGCCTCGCTCGCAGGCGAAGCGGTTCTTGGCCGCTTCTCCACCCGCCGTCCTCGAGCGGAAGGAACGGCGTGCCATGACTCGGCCCTTGCCCGTCTGAGGGGCTGGGGAACCTGGTTGTGTATCTGTTATGCCTCCCCTGCTTCGCCTCGAACGCTAGGCGTCGAACCCGAGCGAGAGCGAGAGCTGGCCGCCCGAGACGCGCGCCTCGCAGGCCGCGGCCTTCACGCGGTCGAGTTCCTCGCTCGAGAGCTTCGGCGCGCGGCTCTTGCGGCGACCGCTATCTCTTCCGCGCCGCGCGCCACTACTTCTCGCTGCTCGGCCTCCGGCAGCTCCGCGACGTCGGCCGCGGCCGATACCGACACGTCGCCGCGCTCAACGATCGAGACGAGCTCGGGAGCGCCGTGTCGGATCAGAGCGCGAGCGCGATCTAGACCAGCAACGTCAACGTTCATCAACGTCGCCGCTTGCTCGCGCGAAACCTTCGCAGATTGCGAATATTTCGTGGGACGTCCAGCGCGGTAGGTAACGATCTTCGCAGCGACAACTCGGCGCTGGTCGTTGTCGAGGTGGCGACGCCTGAGATTCAGGGAAACGACGAAATCAATCTCGTCCCCCTGCCCGTCCCACGCTTCGAAGACTGGCGCCACTTGCGGCTCGAACTCGACGCAGGCCCGGTAGCGGTTGCGCCCGTCGAGAATGCGGCCGTCCGGGTGCAGCACGATCGGCTCGCGGAGTCCGTGCTCACGAATGTCGGCTGCGAGCTCCGCGAGTTCCTGGCCCTCGAGCAGCGGGAAGATCCCGGCGGCCTCGTGGAACTCGACCGCAGTCACGCCACCCTCCCCCGCTCCCGCACTGGCACCTTCCTCACGCTCGGCCGCCGCTTGCGCAGCGCGGCGCGAAGCAAAATGGACGTGAAGGAATCCCGTCCCGTGATACCGACGATGATCGGCAGGGCCCATGCCGGGCACGTGTGCGGGTCGTGCGGGTTCCCCCAGCGCGAGACCCTCGCCCGCCACGACCGCAGATCGCCTCCCCAGCTCCGCTCTGCTGCGCACGCTTCGGCGACCGGGGTCAGGGCATGGCCCTCCTCGATCACGAGGCGCGCGGCCTCGTCCATCTCCGTCGAGAGCGACATGGGCACCTCCCGTGCCCTCACCACCCCATCGGCACTCGAAAGCTCTGGACGCACCTGGCGCGAGATATTCCAGTGATTTCCACTGGATGCGCGCGAATCTTCGACGGTGTGCGTGAGCTGGAAACCGGCCCCGCTGGACT